GTTCTACAGGAACAGGTGGAACTTCTAACATATCAAGTCCTTCTTTTAACAAAACAGCAAACGGAGGTGGAGCAGGTGGAAACGGAAATAACAACGGCTCTGCTGGAGGTTGCGGTGGCGGAGGAGGAGGTGGAAACACTAGTACCTCTGGAGGATCAGGAAACCAAGGTGGAAACGGAGGAAACTCTCCTTCTTCAAATGCTGCTCCATCAGCTGGTGGCGGTGGAACTGCTAACAATGGACAATCAAATTCAATGACTGAAGTTGCAGGACCTGGTGGAAATGGAACTGCTAATAGTATTAATGGATCATCACAAACTTTTGGTGGTGGCGGTGGTGGCGGAACTCATGGTTATGCTGCTGCTCCATTTGGAACAGGAGGAAATGGTGGTGGTGGACCTGGTATGAGAGATTCTGGTGCATCAAATGGTACTGACGGCCAAGGTGGTGGCGGTGGTGGAAACCGTGTTATGGGTCAAACTTCTGGTGGAAATGGAAAAGTAATTATAAGATTTGCTAATAATTTAAGTGGATCTGTTTCTCCAGGTTCAAATTCAATTGCCAATTCTGGAAATGACAGAATAGCTACATTTAACGTATCAGGGAACTTAGCACTATCATGATGACTCAATTTGCAAAATTAGATGAAAACAATAATGTTATAGATATATTTGTAGTTGATCAAGCTGACGTTGATGCTAACGGAGGAGATCAATCTGTAGAAGCTGAAAATTGGGTAAAACAAAATTTATTAAAAGATGCTTCTGCAAGTATAAAACAATTTTCTAATGACGAGTCTTTTAGAGTTAATGGAGCAGAACCAAATGGTGGTTACTACGATTCTACAAATGATGTATTTATTACAGTTAAACCTTTCGCTAGTTGGTCTTTAAATTCTGATTATAAATGGGAAGCTCCTGTAACAGAACCCAGTGCTTATACAGATGCTGCAGTTCCAGATTATTCATTTGCTCCTATTTGGGACGAAGAAAATCAAGTGTGGATTGCTTTTACCACAACTGAACAAAAAGTTGTTTGGAATCCCGATACTTCTAGTTGGCAATAATTATTGATTTTTTAGATTTATAATATATAAATATTTTTATAAAGAAGATAGATATGTATCTAGATAATTATTATTACTATTTTTCAAAAGCTTTTAATGACAAGTTTTGTGATTCTATAAAAGAAATTGCTAAGAATAAAACTTTTGATAAAGGAGTTGTTTCCAAAAAGAAAGCTGAGATGAAAGACTCAAACCATCAATTTAAAAAAAATCTTTCTCTTAGAGATTCTGATATATGTTGGATAAACGAACCATGGATTTATGATTGCATTTATCCCTTGTTGCAAGAAGCAAATAAAATGGCTGATTGGAACTATGAAGTTGATTGTTTTGAAGATTTACAATTTACACGATACAAAAAAAATCAACATTATGATTGGCATTTTGATAATTTAGCTATGCCTTTTAATAACCCAAGTGATCCTTCAATACATGGAAAGTATAGAAAAATATCTTTTAGTATTAACTTATCTGATCCAAAAAAATATGAGGGTGGGCAGTTGCTTTTTGAATTTCCAGGTGCAGAGGAAAATAAAATTGTCGAGTGTGTTCAATTAAAAGAGAAAGGATCAATAGTTTTTTTTCCTTCTTTTATTAAACATAAAGTAACACCTATTACTAAAGGAGAAAGAAACTCTTTAGTAGGTTGGTCTATGGGGTATCCATTTAAATGAGCCAACAATTTAGATATAAGGTACTTCGAAATGTCCTATCAAAAGATCTTTTAGAATTTTTACATAAATACTTTTTGATGAAAAGAAAATCTTTTAGAACTATGTTAAAAGAAAAAATAATACCTCCTTATTTAGAACATTTATTTGGTAGAGCCGAGGATGAAATGGTACCTGGAACAGACTATATTATTTATGGAGATGTTGCTGGTGAAGTTATTTTAAATAAACTAAGGGTAATAATACAAGAAGAAGTAAAAAATTTAAAATCATATGATGGTGGTAGGCTTATAGAGAGTTATTCTTTTGCTAGAATATATAAAAGAGGAAATATTTTAAGTAAACACACTGATAGAAATGCTTGCCAAATATCTGTTACACTTCCTATAGGTGGTGGATTGTGGCCTATATATGTAGATGGCGTAGAATTTATTTTAAACCATGGGGATATATTAATTTATAATGGTGACTTACCTCATTGGAGAAATAAATTTGAAGAAGCTGAATGTGTTCAATTGTTTTTACATTATAACACTACAAAAGAATTAAAAGAAAAAAACTTAAAAGCATACGATGGTAGATTACACATAGGTTTACCAGCACATAATAATTTAAAGGTTGAATAACATGAGATTTCACGAAGACTGGTTTATTAAAACTGATATCACACAAGTATCTAAAACTAAAAAAGTAGTAAATGATGCTATTAAAAATTTAGAAGAAAACGATTTAAAAGAGTTAAGCACACGAGGAAGTCAATCTAAACAATACGATTTAAAAGAATTATTTTTAAATGATGATAAGTTTCAATTTATATTAGAAAACTGTTCTAATAAAATTACACAAGAATTTGAAAAAAGAAATGGCACTGATCCTCTTATTACTTTAAACAATGCTTGGACTGTAATAGGAGATGTAGGAAGTTTTCATGCAATGCATGCACACAAAAATAAACCACAAAATATTATTTCAACTGTTACATATTTAAGTGTTCCTCCCAAAGATCACAACGATGAAAAATTAATAGACCTAGGAGATTTTTATTATATCTTAAATAAAGACAACAGGTTATTATACTATTCTCATTATCCACAAACTAATGATTTTTTTATATTCCCTTGTTGGATTTGGCATGGTTCTTATCCACAAGTAAAAGGCATAAGACAAACACTTAATATAGATTTTAATATACACAGATGAGATTAAAAAAATTTCCTTTTAATAGTTTTATATTTGGTTGGTACTTACCTCATCAGTTTTGTGATGATGTTTTAAAATGGCATAATGATAATCCTGATTTAACCAGAGAAGGAGGTTGTTTAACTAAAGATGGAAAACCTACTAGGGATAAAGAATATAAAATATCTTCTGATAAAGATTTCGATATAGTTGCGTCTTTTAGTTTATATAAAAAATATATGTCTTTTTTAAACAAAGGAGTTCAAGCATATGCAAAAGTATATCAACCCTTTAATCTTAATGGTGCTCTAGCGGAAAAAGAAGGTATAAATTTTCAACACTATAAACCTGGAGAAGGTTTTAAAGCTTGGCATTCTGAAAGATTAGTTATGCAGAAAACTACTAGAGTTATGGTTTTCATGACTTATCTTAATAATGTTAAAGAAGGTGGAACAGAATTTTACAATCAAAAATTAAAAGTAAATGCTGAAAAAGGATTAACTTTATTGTGGCCATCTGATTGGACACATACCCATAGAGGAATTATTTCAGAAGATCAAAATAAATATATACTTACAGGATGGTTAAATTATGAATAAAGTAATAATAGATGACAACTTTATGTCTGAAGAAAATAAAAAATATGTAGATGAGTTTATACTAGGAAGTGATTATCCTTATTATATTCAAGAGAACTCTGTAGAAAATGATAATCATATTTACATGGTTCACACAGCAGTGACAAGACCAGAAGGACATGATCCTAGTTATCCTGTTGTAAATTCTTCAGAGTCAACTGCACTATTAGAAATACTATATGACTTTGTTGAGAAACATAAAATAAATTGTACAAGAATTTTAAGATGCGCTGTTAATATATCATTTAATAATGGTTTTGAAAAAACAGCTAGTCATGTTGACCATAAATATAAACATAAATCTTTATTAGTTTATTGCACTGATAATCCTGAAGCTAGTACGGTTTTAGAAAAAGATAATAAAATATATAAACAAGTGGAAACTAAAAAATATAGGGGTTTATATTTTGAAGACTATAAACATTATTTAAAATACCCTAAAAAAGATATTAGAGTTGTTATAGTTTTTACTTTTAAATAGAATGAATATTAATTTTATTGAAACTTATCTAACAGATGTTACATACCCTACAAAAGAACAGCAAGAAAAAGAGTTGTGGGATGTTTCCGGCATTATTAAAAATAAAAGTAATCAAGTGTTCAAGTTTGATACTAGAAATTTAAGTTCTTTTAAAGAAGGAGTAGGTAAAAAAAGTCATTTAAAAACAAAAGCAGATAAGATGGTTTTTAAAATAAAGGATAAATATTTACTTATAGATTTAGAAGAGCTACATAATTATATAAAAGATAATAATTTAAAAATGATTAACATTAAAGAAATAATATCTAAGTTAGATTGGAATATAGTATTATGATTATTCATAAACATTTAGAAAAAAAAATTAAAATAGATTATTTTTTTGTACAAGGTGTAATAAAAATTAATGCTAAATCTTTAATAAACAAAATTAAAGAGGGATGTGAAAAAGAAGGTAATTTAAATTACCAGACTAACATAATAGACAAAATGACTAGTTGGAAACATTTTAACAATGATCCGGAATTTTTAGGTGTCTTAAATACACTAATCGATTATGTAGATTCTAACATTAATTTTCCTACATACAGTTTAGCTGATTCTTGGGGATTTAGTTGTTCTAGTGGAGGCAAAACTATAAAGCATAACCATAGAGGGAATGAATGGTCGGGTGTATTATATTTAAATAGTCATGATCAAACTTTAGATTTTGATGCGATTAATGAAAAAGTAAAACCAGAGGAAGGTGTATTTGCTATATTTTCTTCTTTTTTAGATCACGAAGCAAAGATTCATAGATTTAAAAATACTAAATATGGCATTAGTTTTAATCTAAAAGATAATGGCTTTTTTACTTAAAAGCATATATATTTATTTAATATGCTACAAAAACTTAATTTTAAGCCAGGATTTGATAAACAAATTACAGACTCAGGTGGTGAATCACAATGGGTTGACGGTGATTTTGTTAGATTTAGATATGGTTTACCAGAAAAAATAGGTGGTTGGTCACAGATAACCACAGGTAATAAAACTTTACCTGGAGTAGCAAGGGCACAACATGATTTTACTTCTATAGCTGGAGAAAAATATGCAGCTATTGGAACCTCTCAAGGTTTATTTTTATACTATGACGAAGAATTTTTTGACATTAGTCCTTTAGATGATGATGTTATTACCGGTTGTACTTTTACTGTTACAGCTGGATCTCCTACAGTAACAGTTAATAAAACGGGCCATGGATTACTAGATGGAAGATATATAACTTTCACTGCAGTAACAGTTCCTACAAGTTCAGGTTATGCAATAGCAGATTTTACAGATAATACTTTTGAAGTATTAAACAAAACAAACAATACTTTTCAAATTACAATGCCTACTAACTCAGCAGGTGCTAGTACTGCTACTGGATCAGCTACAGTTAATCCTTATGAGATTGTTGGTCCAACTTTTCAAACAGCTGGTTTAGGTTGGGGAACATCTACATGGGGATCAAGTACATGGGGAACTGCTAGTGCAACTAGTAACGTAACTTTAGATGCAGGCCTCTGGAGCCTTGATAACTTTGGTCAGATATTAGTTGCAACAATTCATAATGGCAAGACATATACTTGGAATGCTGGTGCAGCTTCACCGAGAGCAAATAGAGCAGCTATCATGGCTAATGCTCCTACTAAATCTAGGCTTACACAAGTATCAGATAGAGATAGACATGTGTTTCATTTTGGAACTGAGACAACTGTTGGTAGCTCTACAACTCAGAACCCAATGTTTATAAGATTTAGTGATCAAGAAAATTTTAATTCATATCAACCCACTGCAACTAACACTGCAGGTACTTTTTTATTAGATAAAGGTAATGAGATTAGAGCTGCTGTATCAGGTAAAGACTACACTTTAGTTTTAACAGATCTGGCTGCTTATGTAATTCAATATGTAGGACCACCATTTACTTTTTCTGTAAGACAAATTGGAACTAACTGTGGGTGTATTGGACAGAATGCATTAAGTTATTCTAATGGTGAAGTATACTGGATGTCAGGTGAAGGAGGTTTTTTTAAATTTGATGGTACAGTAAAATATTTACCATGTTTGGTAGAAGATTTTGTATTTACAACAGGTGGAGATCATCTTGGAATTAATTATGCTTCAGGCCCTCTTGTTTATGCAGAGCATAATACTTTATACAATGAAATTAATTGGTTCTACCCTAAATTTGGTTCTTCTCAAATAGATAGATGTGTAACTTATAATTACGCTGAGAATGTGTGGACTACAAGTTCTCTTGCAAGAAGTAGTTATCTAGATCAAGGGGTATTTGAACTTCCTTATGCTACTGATTATAATAAAACAGCTTTACCTAATTTTCCAATACAAGGAATTACAGCAACCTATGGAGCATCAACTTACTATGCTCAAGAAACAGGGACCGATCAGGTTAACAGTTCAGGTACTACTTCTATTGATGCTTTTATTCAATCGGGGGATTATGACATAGCTAACAGATCTAGTGGTTTAGGAATGCAAACGGGTGTTGCAGATTTTAGAGGAGATGGTGAGTTTATTATGTCAGTTAAAAGATTTATACCTGACTTTCAATTATTAGAAGGCAATTCAAAAATTACTTTGTTACTAAATGATTACCCTAATAACACAGCAGCTAGTTCTTCACTTGGACCCTTTACAGTTACCTCAACAACTGATAAAGTAGATACACGAGCAAGAGCGAGATTAGTAGCACTCAAAATAGAAAATGATGCTGTGGGTGAAACATGGCGTTATGGTACATTAAGGCTTGACGCTAAACCAGATGGAAGAAGATAATGGCGATAGATAAGAGAATAAATTATATTGGCGGAGGAGAAGTAACAGACACATATCAAGGTGGAAGTGGAGCACCAGGCAGTGCTGAAGCAGGTAAGGCTGTTGGAAGTGTAGGAGGACCTTCATATGATAGTGGTCCCGATGTTAATTATGGCGGATCAGAAAGAGATTTTATACAAACTTTAAATAATAATAATTTCATAAGAGCTAATCAGACAGGTAAAAAATTTAGCCCTTTCAATCCTAACCCTAGAGGTAGTGGTTTAAGTAATTTAGTTAAAACATTATTTGGCTTTGCCGTGCCTGGATCAAGTTTTCTTTTTAACGAGGGTATAGGTAAAGCACTTGGTAAATTTAGAAAAGATTTTACGGGTTATGATACTCAAGAAGAATATGAAAATGCTAAACAACAAAGAATTAATCTTGGTAGAATTAACACAATACAAAATACTTTAGATACAAAATACGAAGATGGAGATTATACCATGACTGACTTAGATGAAAGACTTGCAGGTTTACAAAGAGGTTTAGGAATTGTTCCTAATACTCCAGCGCAAAATACGCAACAATTTCTTGATTTTAGTAATCTACCTGAATTACAGTTTGAAGGTATACAAACATTAGCACAACCTAATATAAATTCTTCTCTACCAATGGGAGTAGCACCTAATAATTATAACAGGCAATTTATAGAACCACTTGCTCCTAATTTAGAAGATCCAGTGAAAGATCAAGTTGGCTCTATAGAGAACCTAATGGCAAAATTATCTAATTTTGAAAATAGAGAATACAACACTTTAAAAACTGGTAAAGAATTGGGTATGAATAGTGAAGAACAAAATCAAAGATTACAAGAATTAGAAGAAAAGAAAAATGAAGCTATGCTTTCATCT